ATGGACACCTTCTGGGAAAACCGCTCAGGAACCCCGACCCGGTACATGCTGGAGGGGAACATGGGGATTCGGTTCGACCGGATGCCTACTGCTGCTGAAGACGCATCCCTGACCGTCTACCGGACCCCGCTGGAGCCCTTGGCGGCTGCGACGGATGTTCCGGAAATCAAGTCTCTGTATCACCTTCGGCTGATGCCCTGGGTGTACCGCTGCGCCTTGCTCAAACAGGATTCGGAAGTGTTTGACCAGAGCGAAGCCGAAAAGCAGGAAGCGACGTTCATCCGCAACTTCGGGGAACGTCCTGATGCCAATGTTCAAAGGAAGCGCCGCGACCGGCGTCCTCCCATCGTGAGGGCTATCTGGTGAAACAGAACCTCACCATCATCCAGGGCGCGACCTTCTCGCAGACTGTGCGCTGGGAGACGTTGCCCTTCATGTTCGCTGCAATCTCTGCGATCAGCAACACGGCACCGGTCCGCATCACGACCACGGGCGCGCACGGCATTCTGGACGGCTGGCGTGTGGCCGTGGTCGATGCCGAAGGCTTGACTGAACTGAATGCGGCCAACAACCCGCCGAAGACATCGGATTTCCATCAGGCCACGGTCGTAGACACGACCCATATCGAGTTCAACCCGATCAGTGCGGCCGGCTTTGAAGCCTACACCAGCGACGGCTACCTTCAGTGGTACACCCCGCACGACCTGACCGGCTACACGGCCCGCATGGCGATCAAGAACAAGGTGGGCGGTACGGTCCTGCAGACTCCGACCACCGAGAACGACGGGATCGTCATCAACGCATCGGCCAAGACCATCACCCTGGAAATCACCGCGACCGCCACGGCTGCGCTGACATGGACATCGGGGACGTATGACCTTGACCTTATTTCCCCAACTGGAGTCGTCACTTCGCTGATGACCGGCTCTGTCTCAGTCACCAAAGAAGTTACTACGTAAGGAGCCCCCATGTCCAAGTCAAACACTCACGAGAACGACTACCTGCTGTTGATGTTCAACAACACGACCATGACGCTGGTTGGCGATGCGGCAGGCATTCTGCAATCTGCCGCAGCGGGTTCGCTGTACTTCAGCCTGCACACTGCCGACCCGGGCGAGGCCGGTAGTCAGACCACCAGCGAGATCGCGTACACGAGTTATGCCCGCGTGGCCGTGGCTCGAAGTGCTGGCGGCTTTACTGTCAGCGGCAACGCGGTATCACTGGTAGCCAATGTCACCTTCCCGGCTGGCTCTGGCGGGTCTGGCACCGCAACCAATTGGGGTCTTGGCACATCGTCTTCCGGCGCTGGAAAGCTGCTTTACAAAGGCGCAATCAGCCCATCCATCGTGTGCGGATCTGGCGTTACGCCTCAATTGACTGCCGGCACTGTTGTTACGGAGGATTAATCATGACACCAGAACAAATCACCCTTGTCAAGGCCGCCATTCTGGCCGATCCGGTCATGTCGCAAGCAGCGATGGACCCGCCCGGCCATCAGGTGGTGCAAAACGCGCTCAACGCCATCGACCCTGCGTTTTTTGTCTGGAAAACAACCTCGGACGCAGCCGCGATCAACGATGCCATTACATGGGCCAACCTGACACCATCAGACGCTGCCGACGGCACGGCAATCTTCACCAATCGCGCGCTTGTCTGCCAAGCAAAGCAGATCAACCTTCAAATCTTTTTGCAGGGACGCGATACGATCAACAGTGCCAAAAACAACATTCGCGCAGGCTTTCAGGACTCATTGACAAACATCCCAAGCGGCGCAGGAGGCGTTTTACAAAACGCAAACTGGCCCGCTGTCAAAACAGCTATGACTCGCAATGCCAATGTCCTTGAAAAGGTTTTGGCAACTGGCACAGGCACCACTGGCAGCCCTGCCAACCTGGGATTTGAAGGCACCATCTCCCTGGCTGAAGTCGAAGCCATCCGGACGGCCCCATGACCAAAGCCTACAGCAACGGCGTTGCTGTCTTCGGCAGCACCGACCTCGATTCGCTTGCCAGCAGCGGCACCTGGGTGGCTGGGTGGGAGTCTGCCGTCATCACCAACTCGGTGGACAGGCACGTCCTCTCGGGCCGATTCAAGGCCAACAACACCGCACCCACAGCTGGAAAGCTGGAAGTGTGGGTCATCCCCGTTTGGGACATTGGCGGCACAGCCACTTACCCGGATGTGTTTGACGGCACCAGCAGCGCCGAGACGGTCACGTATCGCAATGTGCTGTTTCAGTCGGGCTACCTCGCCAAATCATTCGACACCGACGCCACGGCAAATCGCGTGTATGAGTTCGCGGGTGTTGACCTTGAGGACCTGTGCGGCGAAATGCCCCAGCGGTATGTCGTGTTTGTCACGCACAGCATGGTGCAGGCCCTCAACGCCACGGCCAGCGCAGGCGGCCAGTGCTGGTATCAGCCGATCACTGACTGAGTAGGCTATGGCAGTTAAAAGCCGTAGCTCAGTGCGGAAGCGGCAACCGGCTGGCCCGGTTCCAATTAATCCGTATTGGCTGGAGCGTGGGCTGTGCTTTTTCAACCTCGGAAACGGATATTACTGGACTAAAAACCGAGGCTGGTCAGCAACTGCAACGACAACTGGTGGGCCAAAAAATCAAACCAGCAAGCTCGGAAAAGTCAAAGGCTTTGGCTCCACCAACGGAACGGGCCCGACTGACAGGATAGACCTCCCAGCTATCCCAATGGCGACGGGCTTTCGGTCAATCGTCGCACATCTGTTTGCAAATAACACGGGCGGCGGAACCTTTGGCCGGGTATGGCAGGATGTATCTGGATTTGGTACATCAGCCGGTGAATCGTTTTATATAAATACGTCGGCCGGGTTCACATACTACCGGCAGACAAGCGGTACGCAAGGCGGGCACTATTCAGTTACTGCCCCCCCGATGGGGGTGTGGTTTTGTGCGGGCTTAACGGCAGATCAAACATCTACCGCTGTAGCGCAAATTCCGTATCTGAATGGTGTACAAGACACTACAACCGTCACAACGGTGCCGGACGGAACCTATACAGTCGGCACGACGACTCCAACATTCGGAAATCTCGCTGCAGGGGGTCGCGGTTGGAACGGGATGCTAGGCCCGATTGCGCTATTCGACCACCCGACCAGCGGGCTAACAGCGGCAGAGCACAAAGAACTTTACGACAACATCTGGCAACTGCTGGCACCCAGGCGGCGCAAGGTGCCGGTGGCTGGTGGTGCCTTCACCCCATCCATTACCGAAGCCATCACCCTGGCCGACACCGCCAGCCAGGTCGCGTCTCTCAGTGCCAGCATCAGCGAATCCCTGCCGCTGTCGCACTCCCAGACTGCGCTTGCCAACTTCCCGGCGACCATCACGGAAGCGGCCACGCTCTCGCACTCGCAGGATGCCATCGTCGGCTATGCGGTCAGCAACACCGAAACCCTGAACCTGTCGCACTCGCAGACCAATGTGGCCAACTTCCCGGCCACGACCACCGAGGCGATGACCCTGGCCGATACCAAATCGGTCCAGTTTGGCGCTACCTCGACCATCACCGAAGCAATGACGCTGGCGGACTCCAGCAGCAATGTCGCGGCGCTGTCGCGCAGCATCACGGAATCGATGACGCTGGCCGACTCGCCCAACGCCAGTGCCTCGGGTGACTATACGGCGACCCAGACCGAGGCAATGAGCCTTGCGGACACGGCCAGCAACGTCGCAGCCCTGTCGGCCAGCATCACTGAAGCGGTAAGCCTTGCTGATTCATCGAGCAATGTCGCAGCCCTGTCGCGCAGTATTTCCGAGGCTCTGACGCTGGCCGATACGGCTTCAAGTTCTGCGGCGGGTGACTACACGGCGACGATCACGGAAGCGGTTACCCTGTCTGACTCCAGCAGCAACATTGCTACGCTCAGTGCAACGATCACCGAATCAGCCGCCCTTGCAGACACATCGACTGCCAGCAGCCCAGGGAACTTCGCGGCCTCTATCTCTGAGTCGTTGGCGCTCGCTGAGATCGCCTCAAACCAAGCGGCTCTGAGTGCCGCTCTGGTCGAAGCCCTGAGCCTGTCGGACAACGCAGCATCTGCATGGTCCCGAGTCGTTGCCTTGACCGAGGCGATGACCCTTAATGACGCCGCGAGCCAGACACTGAACGCCATTGTCACTGAGTCGGCATGGTGGGCATATTCCGTGGAACCTGCCGACCTGCACTACTCAGTACCAGCGCAGGATCTCACTATGTCGGTCGAGCCACAAGACCTGACCTTTTCAATCGCAACACTGGCACTGGCCGGGAGGTAAATCATGACTACTGGTGCAGCCTGGAACCTAGACAACCCATTGAAACCGTGGGCCTACTTCGACCCGGACGCGACACGGGACATCCCGTTCGAGTGGGACTTGTGGTTGGCTGACATTGAATCGACCTATGCCAGCCATACGATCACAGTTGCTGCCGGCCTCCAGTGCGTGACCTCCAGCCAATCGGCGGGGATCATCAAAGCGCGCATCAAGAAAGCCGTCGCCGGAACGCTGGTGGCTGGGCAAAAGTACGCAGTGACCTGTCACATCGTCGCCGGCAACGGCGAGGAAGAAGATCAGACGCTGTATTTGAAGATCATCGAGAAGTAACCCAAGGAGTAAGAAATGTCCGCATCCAACACCACCGAAAACGATGTCCTGAAGATGATCTGTCAGGGCACTGACCCCGCCTGGCGCGCATCCGCCACCGGCTACTGGGCACTGTTCACGGCTGACCCCGGTGAAACCGGCTCACTCGCCGCAGAGTGCACATACACCGGCTATGCCCGCGTGGCCCAAACCAAAGCCAGCGCCTGGACAGACGGCGGCGCCTCTTTCACCAATGCCGCCCTGGTGCAGTGGCCCATCTGCACCGCTGGCACCAACACCGCCACCCACTTCGCATGGGTGTCCAGCTCATCCGGCGCCACAGACTACATGCTTTCTGGTGCCCTGTCCGCATCGCTGGCCATTTCTGCCGGCATTCAGCCACAGGCGGCGATTGGCCAGCTTGAACTGACGGCAGATTGACGAAGAATGAGCGGATTCCCCAACATCCGGGCCATGGTGCTTGCTGAGAACGCCGGCCAGTACCTGTACGCCAGTTTCCGCAAGCAGGCCACCCAGACCACCGCCGCCGGCATCTGGTTCGACCTGTCCATGTCCCCCGGCAACCCCGCGCCCAATTACTACATTGGCTCGCCCAACGTCTTTGTGCCGCTCAAGCAATCCACAGACGGCGGCCTGCGCCACGGCGGCAACGTCAACGCCCTGGGCCAAAAGAAGTTTCTGCGCAAGCTCATGGCCATGACGCCCACCGCCACCGCCGCGCCCCTGCGCATGATCCTGCTGGATTACATCGGGTTCTACGGGTTTGTCGATGAGTCGATTCTGGATGAGCAGTTCATGGACAACACCACCCCGCTGCCCCGCCACGCAGACGGCCGTGGCGTGCAGCTCATGCCCATCGTCGTTGCTGGCCAGACCGGCGGGCAGACATTCACCGTCAACTACACCAACCAGGACGGCGTGGCCGGGCGCGTCACGCCATCCGTCACCATGTCCACCCAGTTTGTCAACGGCACCATCCTGCACAGCGCACAGGCCGGCGCCGCGTATGTGAATAACGGCCCATTTTTGCCATTGCAGCGCGGCGACAGCGGCGTGCAGTCCGTGCAGTC